GCCGCCAACTACACCCAACCAGGAGCCCCTTATGGCCCGCAGTACCCAGAAGGAAGCGACCCAACCGCCCCAGGAGCCGTCCCTAACGCTCTCCCAGCAGCCCAGTCAGTCCCAGGTGTCCCTTCAGGGCCCGCCGGCTGACGTTCCCCAGCCCGGTCCTACCCCTGAAATCGTTATCAAGAACGTTCCAGCTCCTGCCGCACCGGCAGAAGCGCCGACTCCTGTCGTTGAAATCGACGAAGACGGCTCCATCACCATCCGCTAAACCACAACATGCCTGAACCCGTCACCTTTACCCAAGAACAAGCGCCAGCTCTATCCCCAGAAAACGAAGAGATGCTCAAGCCCTCCGACGAGGAGGGTGAAGAGGCGGAAGATGGCGAGCAACAGCTGCTTGCCGGCAAGTACAAGTCCGTTGAAGAGCTGGAAAAGGCCTACCAAGAAGCTCAGCGCAAGCTGAGTCAGCGCGGTCAGGCCGCAGAACCCGAGGCAGAGGCTGAGGAAGCCAGTGACTCCGAGCAGGAGAAGCCTCAGGCAGGTAATGCCAAGGAGATCTATGGCGAGTTCATCGGGTCAAGACTCGAAGAACACGACATTGACTTCTCGGACATGAACACCCGCTGGCAACAGTCGGGTGAATTGACCTCCGACGACTACGACAAGCTCAACGAAGCCGGCTTCACCCGTGAAATGGTGGACGCCTACCTGTCGGGCTTGCAGTACAAGGCTGTGCAAGACACCGCCTTGACCGTCAAGGAGATCACCGCCATCAAACAGGAGTACGGCGGCGAAAAGGGTTACGCCGACATGCTGCAGTGGGCAGCAGACAACCTCAGCGAAGAGGAGATCACCGGCTTCAACGAAATCGTCACTGGCAACAGCACTATGTCTGCTGTGCGCATGGCCGTTTCTGGCCTGCATGCCAAGTATGTGGCGCAATCTGGTGTTGAACCCAGGCTGATTGGTGGCAAAGCAACCCGCAGCGGCGGTGAGCGCTTTGAATCCACGGCTCAGCTGGTTGAAGCCATGAAAGATCCCAGGTATCAAAACGATCCTGCGTATCGCCGCAAGATCGAGACGCGCCTGGCCAGATCATCTATCTTCTGATCGACTGCAAGTTGGCAACCCTGCGCCTTTACGGGCGTGGGGTTTTTTATTGGCTTGCATGGTGTCTACACTTTGATCACCTAGACCTGCTCACGGAAACAACGGCCCTCTGCGGAGGACACCCAGAGTGAAAGGGAGATAGAGGTCGGGGAACACACCCAACTTCTCTAGGAGACCAGCAATGGCTGCCCCTAATTTCGACGCCTCCCGGCTTGGTGTCGTCAACACCACGTCCGACGGATCCTGGGCACAGGACAACTCCCTGTTCCTTCAGGTGTTCGCCGGTGAAGTGCTGACTGCCTTCCGCAAGGCCACCATTTTCGAGCCCCTTCACACTGTTCGGACCATTGCGTCCGGCAAGAGCGCCAGCTTCCCGATCATCGGTCTGAACAGCGCTGCGTACCACACCCCCGGCAACATGCTGATCGGGAACAAGGTGAAGCACGCTGAAGCTGTCATCAAGATCGACGACAAGCTGACCAGCAACGTGTTCATCGCTGACATTGACGAAGCGAAGAACCACTACGACGTCCGTGCCCCTTACTCCTCGGAGATGGGCAACGCTCTGGCCTACACGTTCGACAAGAACGTGGCTGCCATGATCGCCAAGGCCGCTCGTACCGCCACCAACTTCAACACTGATCTGCCTGGTGGCACCCGCATCAAGATCGTTGCCGCCTCCAAGTCGGCAATCACTGGTGCACAGCTGGCCACTGCACTGTTCAGTGCAGCCCAGAAGATGGACGAGAACAACCTGCCCGAGAACGACCGCTACTGCGTTCTGGCTCCGGCTGAGTATTACAAGCTCGTCCAAGAGACCAACGTGATCAACCGCGATTGGGGCGGCGCCGGCGCTTATGCCGACGGCACCGTGCTCCGTGTCGCTGGCACCACCATCCTGAAGTCGAACCACCTGCCCACCACCAACCGCTCTGCGGCCAGCGGTGAGCAGAACGACTACAGCGCCAACTTCACCGATTCCGTTGCACTTGCCTTCAACAAGCAAGCTGTCGGTACCGTGAAGCTCATGGATCTGCGGATGGAGCAAACCGGCTCTGATGTTCACGCCCTCTGGCAAGGCACCTTCATGGTTGCTTCGATGGCACTGGGTACCAACATCCTGCGCCCTGACTGCGCCATTGAGATCTACACCGCCACCAGCTGACGGTTGATTCACTGGGGCCCTTCGGGGCCCCTCCTCTTATCGGTTGACCCATGGCCATTGCTCGCACCACCTACCTGGAAGCGGTCAACCGCGTCCTCCAGATGATGGGCGAGGCGCCCGTCAACAGCCTGAATGGCCAGTACGGCCTGGCTCAACAGGCAGAAGAAATGCTCAAGGACATCAGCCGCAAGGTGCAGACTGACGGTTGGTCCTTCAACACTGACTACGAACGGGAGATGATCCCTGACGTGGCCACCAAGGAAGTGGCAGTCGGGGCAAACGTCAGCCGTGTTGTGGTTGATCCGTACAACTACCCCGGCCTGGACGTGGTGCAGCGGGGCGGCAAGCTCTACGACCGCCGCGCCAACAGCTATCAGTTCGAGGACACGTTCAAGGCAGACGTGACCTACATCCTTGATTGGGAAGAGCTGCCTGAGCACGCCCGGCAGTACATCGCTGTCAAGGCTGGCCGTCACCTGCAAGAGGCAATCCTGGGCAGCGGCGACTTGACCCGCATCAACCTGACGGTAGAAGCTGAGGCACGGGCTTTGTTTTTGGAAGAAGAGACCTACGTCAGCCAGAACAACATGCTGCGTGGCAACCCGAACCACACGTTGCCGTTCATGACCTACATGCCCAGCCGTGCGCTGCAGCGTTAAGCCATGCCTCTTGTCAGCAGCTCTATCCCCAATCTGATCAATGGGGTCAGCCAGCAACCGGCTGCCTTGCGCCTGGCCTCCCAGGCCGAGCAGGTGGTCAACTGCATGCCAAGCCCTGTTGAAGGGCTGAAGAAGCGGCCGCCCACCTACAACATCGGCAAGCTGTTCAGCGGTACTGCTGGCACTGGCCGCCCGTTTACGACCATCGTCGACAGGGACGGGACCATCCAATACCTGGTCTTAATCCTGGACAACGACATCAAGGTCTTCGGCCTGGACGGCTCCGCGAAGACTGTCAATAAGCCTGATGGCACGGCCTACCTGAACATCACTGGTGAACCCAGCTCAGTGTTCAGGGCTGCGTCAATTGCCGACTACACCTTCATTGCCAATCGAGAGAAGACCGTGGCGATGGACACGGTGTCCCTGTCGCCTGACTGGGGCACAAAGTCCATGGTGTTCGTCAGGTCTGCCGACTACAGCACCACCTACAAGATCAAGGTCAACACCACAGAGGTCAGCTACGCCACGGCAGCGGTAGGCGGGGCAGCGCCTGACCTGGTGACGATTGCCAGCAACCTGGCTGGCGAATTGGCGACATCAGCCATCAATCCGGTGGCAACCACCCTGACGACCAACGCCTCTGGCACCACTACGACCGCTGTCTTTGCCAGCACAACGGGCGTAGTGGTTGGCCAATATCTAACCGATGCAGCGGGCCACATCCCCAAAGGCGCCCGCGTGACCAATGTCACAAGCACTGTCGTCACCTTTTCCCCTGCTGCCAGTGCGGCGATCCAAAACAACGACGTCGTCACCTTTCGCACAGCGAACTACATCGTTCAAGCGAATGACTACATCGTTCGTATCGAGAAGGCGGACGCTACGGACTACGACCTGGACGCCACTGACAGTCGGACCGCTGAAGGGATTATCTCCATCAAGGAAGCAGTAGGTGCCTTAAGCGATCTGCCGGTCAAGGCGGAGCACGGCTTCATCGTGCAAATCCAAGGGAGTGCTGCTACCCGCTCCGACGACTATTACGTCAAGTTTGTGAGCAACGCCGGCAGTGGCTTTGGTGAAGGCGTTTGGCAGGAGACTGTGGCACCGGGCATCGTCTACAAGTTCGATGCCACGACCATGCCCCATGTGCTGGTCCGCGAAAGCAATGGCACCTTCACGTTCAAAGAGTTCGACTGGTCTGGCCGTGTCGCTGGCGACCTAGCCACAGTTCCAGAGCCCAGCTTTGTTGGTAGCAAGATCCAGAACGTCAATCTGTTCCGCAACCGCCTGGCGTTCCTGGCGGACGAAAACATCATCCTGTCTGCTGCTGACAGCTATGACCGTTTCTGGCCAGAGACCGTCCAGACCATTGTTGACAGCGATCCAATTGACCTGAGCACAGGCGGTCGGGAGATCAACTTCCTGATCAGCAGCCTGGCATTTGCCAATGTCCTGCTGCTATTCAGCCGTCACGGCCAGTTCAGGCTGGACAGCGGGACCTCTACTGGCTTGGCATTGACGCCCAAGACGGCCGTGGTCACGCCGATCACCACCTTTGAAATGACCGATAAGGTCGACCCAGTTGGCGTTGGCCGAACCATTTACTTTGCCGTGCCCAAGGGCGATTTCACTGGCTTGCGGGAGTTCTTCCTGCCAGATGCCAGCGGACCGGTTCCTATTTCTGAAGAGGTGACGTCTTCGGTCCCGCGCTTTGTGCCGCAAAACTTGTGCAACTTGATCGCCACCACTTCTGAGGAGTCGATCATTGCCATTAGCAAGGACGAGCCCACACGGGTTTACCTTTACAAGTTCTTCTTCCAGAACGACACCAAGCTTCAGTCGGCCTGGTCTTACTGGGAAGTCAAAGGCGCCAAGTCCATCATTGGCGCTGACCTAGTCGACAGCGACCTGTATTTGGTTGTCGAGTACAGCGATGGCGTTTATCTGGAAAAGGTGGTTTTGCGTCCAGAGAACGTTGACACCGGCACTGCCATTGAAGTGCTGCTCGATCGCAAGACGACAGAAGCCAGCTGCTCGGTGGCCTTGACCAACCCTGCCGGCCTGGACGTTCAAAGCACCATCACCCTGCCGTACCCAATTGCCAGTGGCAGTTCGATGGTGGTGGTTGGCCGGTACTTTGTCGGCAACACCATTCAGTACGGCCAGGTGCTTGTGCCTATCAGCCAAACCCTGGCAGGTGGTGCAGGTGGCAATGGCACCTTGGTAGTTCGTGGCGACCTGACTGGCGCCAAGTTCTATGTCGGAGAGCTGTACGACATGCTCTACGAGTTCAGCACTCAGTACCTGAAAGAACAGCCGCCAGGTGGCGGTATCGCCGTGGTGGGTGGACCCAAGCTGCAGCTCAGAACCTGGACGGTCATCTTTGACGAGTCGTCCCACTTTGAAGTGAAGATCACGCCCAAGGGCAGGCAGACCTACACCTATCCGTACAACGGCATTACCCCTGGAGATGGGTACCCGCTGGGCGAGCCGGCCATCAAGAGCAGTCAGTTCCGCGTGCCAGTCATGACGGAGAACATCAACGCCAAGATCCAATTGGCAAGTAGCAGCCCCCTGCCGTGCAGACTGCAGTCAGCCGAATGGGAAGGTTGGTACCACACCAGGAGCCGCCGCATGTGACTGCATACACTCGCCCATCGACAGTGCAGGACATCATGCCGGTGGCTACGGCCATGCGGGAAGAAGACAAGGCGGAGGTCATGGCTGGCTGTGGGCAGTCGCCAGACCACGCCTTGCTGTTCTGCTATTTCAAAGGCGCCCCGTGCATGACGATGGTCAGCAGGAACGGCAGTCCAATGGGGATGTGGGGCGTGGTAGATCAAGGAGAAGGCATTGGCCGGATCTGGCTGCTTGCCACGGACGAGCTGGTGCAAGACAAACAGAACAGCATTCAGTTCTTACGCCAGGCCAGGCCATGGCTAAAGACGATGCTGGAGCGCTACAAGGTGCTGTTCAACTACGCCGACGCTAGAAACACGGTCCATGTCAAATGGCTTCGCTGGATGGGGTTTACCTTTATCGCAGAGCATCCAAACTATGGGAACGAAGGCAGGTCGTTTCTGGAGTTCGTCAAGGTGAGCCATGTGTGAACCCATCTCAATCACGCTTGGCATCCTGAGTGCTGGTCTTGGCATTGCCCAAAGCGTTGTGGGCTATCAGCAGGCTCAGCAGAACGTTGCTGCAGCCAATGCCCAGGCCGAGCAGAACTTCAGGTTCCAGCAAATGCAAGCCAACTCGGCTCGTGCATTTGAGCAACTGAAGAACCAGCAGCAAGCGGCCATCATGGAGCAGAACCGCTACTTGGCGGATCAGGCTTACGAGAACGACATTGGCCAGCTAAACCTCAGGCTGGCTCAAGAGCAGCAGGCTGCAGCAGAAAAGGCTAGGCAGGCTGCTTTGGCTGGCCAGCAAGGAAGAGGAGAAGTCAAGGCAACAGGCCGTCTTGGCTTGACCGTGGACAACTTGATTGCGGATTACTACAGGCAGCAGGCCGTCTTTGACTACGCCACAGAACGGAACCTGGCGTTTGCCGAGACGCAGACGCAAATGGAGAAACGAGGGGCTGCGGCCAGAAGGGGCAGCAGGATTGCCAGCCAGCAGCCGTACCTGGAGCAGCCAATCATTGACCCGCTGGAGCCGATCTACCAACCTGCGCCTAGCGCCTTGCCGTATGTGCTGGGTGGTATTGCTGCTGGCGTTGGAGGGGTGCAGACAGGCATTAGCACTTACGGCCAGATCAGCAAGATCAAGGCGGCTCAGCCGCCACCAGTTCCAAAAGCAACGCCAAGTGCCGCCAGTGCAACCGCATGGGGCGGTGGGTTTAGCTCGGGCATTCAGCCAATCAGTGCACCGAATTACAGCGGTTATTTCCGGAGGTAAGCCATGGCACGCATCTCTACTGGTCAGACCTTTGGCGAAACCGGCCGGCCCACCTCACAGCGGCTGCTGGGTGCTGCTGAGCAAATGGCGACGCCGGGCATTCTTGCCCAGTCATCCATCAATCAGCCAGCCCTGCAGCCGCAGGCATCCCAGGTCGATCTGTTCCAGCAGGTAGGTGCACCAACCGTTGGCGGCCCTGTGCGCTTCTTTCAACCACAGCCACTGCCTGAAGCCAGCCAAGACATGGCAGCACTGGCTAAAGCGCTGGGCAACTTCAGTCCCATCCTGCAGACCTTTGGCGAGCAGTACGTTCAGCGGCTAAAGACGCAGGACGAACGGGCCAAGCTGATCGGCCAGCAGTTTGCTGCTGACCTTCGAGCCAAGTACCCAGGCCAACAGTTGATTGACCTGCGCGATCAGCTGTATCGCAATGCCCAGGCCGGGGATGTGGCCGCTGCTGAGGCGTACAACAAGGTGCAAGCCTTGAGCCCGCTGCAGCTGGCCTATGCCAACCGATACAACGAGCTGGCTCTGACCAGGGACAGCATTAACGCCGCTGTCGGCAAGTTCTCTTCTATAGCCGACATTGATGGCACGCCGCTTGATCAGATCCCTCCTGGCGATCCCAGGCTTAAAGCTGCTCAGACCGGCCTGATCCGCGTCCCAACTGACCCTGTCGTCTGGGCAGAACTGGCTCCTGAGGCTGAGAAAAAATACGCCGAGATGGACCGCCAGCACGCCAGCGTGCACCGCGACTTCAAGTCAAGGCGTGCGGCCGTTGCAACCAAAAACAACCTGAACAGTGTCTTTACTGCGCAGCTGGTTGACCGGGCAGGCGCTGCTGCTGAGCTGACCCAGACCTTGAATGATGTGCGGACCCAGCTGGGGGTGGAGGACTACCAGAAGTACGTCAAAGAAATCATCCCCTGGATGGCTGAAGCGGTGCTGGCTGGCTCTGTTGTAAATGGCAAGCTGGATTTGCAGGCCTGGACCTACAAGTCAAATGAGGCCAGGCAAATCCTTGGACAGATTCGCGTCGGTCCCAATGGTGAAACGCTGTTGGTTGATCAGCTGGGCGCAGAAGGTGGCGTGACTGCTGCACTGCAGCTGCAAGATGAGCTGGTCAAAAAGTACAAAGGGCTCAGCGACAACGTCGATTACATCTCCAAGGAGTCCGGGGAAAGCGACGGTCGCAGCATTGCTAGCCAGTATCGGGTTGGCGATCCAACGATGACTCCCGCCGAGGCTGTGGCCGCCAAGACTCAGGCGGTGCAGGCAGCCATGCAAATCCCTGATCTTGAGCGCAGGCGGGCTGCCATTGAAGAGATTGATCGAGAGGCGAAGGGCGCGGAAATGGTTGCCGCTGGCCAGCAGAAGTTGACCGAGAGCAGCATCCAATTCAGCTACGACAAGGATCCCAATGTTGAGATTCCAAAGATTGAAAACTTGATGCGTCAGCAGCTGATCAGTACGCAGGCTGGCACCAGGCTCATTGCCAACTACAGACAGCTGCAGGCAGCGGACCAGCGTCCATACGTCAATGCAGCAAAAGAAGCCAAGAAGCTGCTGATGGATCAGGAGCTTGCCGCCATGAAGCGCCCTGGCTCAGAGGGCGGAATGACCCTGACTGTCGCAGAGCGCCAACGACTGGCTCAACGTGCTGCTGATTTTGACGCTGACATTGAAGCCATCCGTCGCAGTGGCATGGCCAACAACATGACCGCCCCGCAACTGCGCAAAGAATTGGACGGATACGTCCAGGAACAAAGCAAGAAAACGACAGCGGCTCCTGCGGCAGGGATTACGACTGCTCCTTCCTATGAGAGTCCTCAGAAGTGGTCGGACAGCTTGGGCTTCTTTGGACGCATAGGACCTGGCAATAGGGCTGCCAATTACCAGCTGCAGCAACAGGTCAAGAGTGGCGTCCTGTTCCCGCAGCAGATCTACCTGGAAAACCTCAATAATTTCCTGGACAAGGGGCAGCTCAGTGAGCCCATGCGTTTGATGATCAAGCGGGCTGGCTACCAGGACAAGCCAGCTCAGTTCTTTATGGATCAATGGAAAAACGTGTACCCAGGCGTGCCTTTCCCCAAGGAATACGAAGGCAGGATGCAAGAGCTGAACAACATGAAGATCAGCTTTGCCGCACCTCCGCAGTCAGCGACCTCGTCGACCTATGCGGCTGTCAGCAATGCCATTAACAATGCCGTGCAAGTAGCGATGGATGTGGCCGTACCGCCTGCCGCAGCGGCGCCCATGGGTGGTCCGATCAGGGTGTCCGGCACCGGCTTTGGTGGATTGCTTGGCCTGCTCCGTAGCGGCGAAGGCGGCTGGAACAGCGTGAACCGTGGTCGCGCAGGGGACAGTCCTCCGATGCGCAATCTGACCGCTCAGCCGATTGGAGTGGTTGAGGACATGCAAACTCGCGGCCGGGTCTTTGCAGTTGGCGCATACCAGTTCACGCCTGGCGTGCTTGCCCGTGCACGGCGGGAAGCTGGCTTGTCTCCTAACGATCCATTTACTCCTGAAAACCAGAACCGCATGGCGATTGCCTTGGTAACAGGTTCCAAACGGAGGAAACTGGCTGATTACATCCGTGGTCGCAGCAATGACTTGAATGCTGCTCACGAAGACATTGCCCTGGAGTGGGCTTCTTTGCAGGGTCCTAGCGGCCGGGGGATGTACGACAGGGATAAGGCAGGCAACATGGCAAGTGTCCCTGCAGCGACAGTGCGAGCTGCATTGCAGGAAGCCCGTCGGGCCTATCTCTCCGGTCGTTAAGCCATGCCTATCAACATCACTACCGACCCAGCGACCGGTGCAGTTAAGGCGACTGCAGAAGTACCCAAGGAGATTGCCCAGCCTGCAGCTAAGCCAGAAACCAGGGCTGGCCGTTTTTCTGCCGCAACTGTTGTCACCAAAGCGACCCGCGACATTGCACAAGAACTACTGGGCAACCTGCCGGCTGATGAGCTGTCAAAGCTGAGGGTGCTGGGTGGCGTCCCGCGTTTACCTGGCGCCCCTGATGCGCCGATTCTTGGCATCTTTCCGCCACTGCCCAAAGTTGAGGCAAGCAACTGGGAGTCCAATGTTGCTGGCTTTGTCCAAGGTGCCATGGCCTGGGCACTGGCATCTCGTGGCTTGCGTAGCGCTGGTCGAGCTGCTGCCCGTTTGCCAGGCGCACCTGCTGCAGCACAATTTGCTGCACCTGTTACTCAACCTCTAAGGGCTGCTGCTGCCAGGGCAACCGCTGCTCCTGGCCTTCGTGGCCTGGCTGGACGCGCAGGCGTAGCAACTATTCGGGAAGCACCTGCCAGCGCTGTTGCTGGCTACGCCGGCTTTAAGCCAGAAGAGCAGCGCGTTTCCGACCACATCCTGCGGTGGGTGGAAGAGCAGGCTGGCACCCCGCTGTATGGCCCACTGAAGGCTTTGACGGCCCCTGCCCTGCTGGGACAGTCGACAGCAGGTGACACTGCATCTCAAGCCCGCTGGAAGAACTCCGTTGAAAGTCTGCTGATCTTTGACCCTGCATCCAATGCAGTGGTCGAAAGCCTGGGTTTGCTGGCAAGGGCAGGCATTCGTCGATGGCAGACCATCCAGGCAGGCAGGCCTGCTGCTGAACAGATCGTTGATGCGTCAGCCAGGGAAGCCGCACCACCTGTTGCGCCAACCGCAGCCGCTGCTGCAGGACCCAGCCCACAGCCCAAGCCCAAGCCCAAGCCCAAGGCGCCAAAGCAGCCAGAGCCTGAGCTGCCTGACCCTTGGGGTGAACAAACAGCCAAGGCAGAGGTGGAATACCAGCAGGCCTTGGATCGTGCTGAGACTGCCATTGCCAGGGCTGCCAACACCGTCCCCGATGAAATGGGTGGCGTCCTGCCTGAGGCGCGTGCCGTTGAGCGGCCGTCTTATTCCCAAGTGCAGGAAACTCCGGTTGCTCAAATTGCTACCGACCCTCAGCGTTTCCAGTTCAAAGAAGCTGGCCGTCTAAGCAAGACAGGTGTTTCCGGTTCCCTGAAGGAAGCAGCTGAGTACGACCCACTGTTTGGAAAGATCATCAGCGTCTGGCGTGATCCTGCTGACGGTCAGCTGTATGTGGTCAATGGCCACAACCGCTTGGACCTGGCTCGTCGCTCTGGCCGGGAGAACATCCTGACCTGGGAGATCGAGGCTCCTACTGCTGAACAGGCTCGTGCCATTGGCGCCATGGAAAACATGGCCGAAGGCATGGGTACGCCTTGGGATGCAGCCAAGATCATGCGCGACATGGGCATGGATCTGGAGCAACTGCGCCAACGGAACATCAATGTCCGTGGTCCCATTGCTGAGAAGGCCATTCCTCTTAGCCGTCTCCCCCAGGAGATCTTCAATAAGGGCGCAACCGGCAAGCTGGATCTGGCCAAGGCTGTGGCCCTGGGCAGTGAGCAGCTGGATGAAGCCGTTGTCCGTGACGTCGCTGCTGCTGCAGCCAAGGGCAAGTGGTCGGCGGAGAAGATTCTGCAGGCCATGCAGGAGGCCAAGTTTGCCCAGACCGAACTGACCGGTGGCATGACCTTGCCCGGCATGGAGGAGTGGGCCACCAAGGGCAGTGACTTCAGCATCCGCGCTGATGTGCGTGCTGAGGCCTACCGCTCACTGCGGGAGGAAATGATTGCCCTGACCTCTGCTGCACGGATCACCCGCAAGGACATCCTGGAAGCAGCAGGCAATGTGATCGACGTCGCCGGCAGCCAGGCCGCCAGGGATCAGGCAGCCCAGGCCGCGGCCGTCTTTAACAAGGTGACTGGCTACACGGGTCCAGTGCGGGATGTGCTGAACCAAATGGTCGAAGCGGTCAAGGCTGGCCGCACCGTCAAGAAGGCGGTGGAAGAAGCCCTGGATACCTTGCGTCAGGCGATTGATGCAGAGATCAATGGGCCGCGCCTGCCGCTGGAAGAGCCTGCTCCTGCTGCGCCTGAAGCTCCTGTTGCTCAAGCTCCCGTCCAGGGCGAACTGCCCGACACACGCGGCCAAGGTGAGTTCTTCCATGGCACTGCCAAGGAAATTGATCGGCTGGAAGAGGGCTACTACGAAAGCTCCAACATCTATGGCCAAGGTTTCTATGTCACCGACGACCTGAAGACTGCCGGCTCGTACACCAAAAAGAATGCCAGAGCTGTCATCAAAGAAGGAGAGACCCCTTCGCAGGTGGTCTATCGAGTTACCGAAGTTCAGCCGGTCAAGTTTTACGACTTGGATGCACCTGTTTCGCCAACAGCAAGAGGGGCGCTGGAAAGCGCAACCAAGTATTCAGAAGCAACGGTTCGTGCCTTGGATGAGCTGGACGCAGATCCAAACATGGGCCTGTCTAAGGTCATGGACGAAATCCGCTCAAACAGCAGGGCGGCAGGCGAAAGCAGGGACACCATCCAAGAAGTCTTCGATGGCGTGCGTGAAGCATTGCAAGGCGAAGGCTATGGAGGCTTTACCCATACAGGCGGTCGCCTGACCAAGACAGGCCGTGAACACCAGGTTCGTATTTACTGGGACGCCGCCAATCAGCTGAGCCTTGAAAAGGTTGACCCGCAAACACTGGCTCCCGCCGCTGAAGTCCCTGCCGCTGCTGAAGCTCCTGCTGCTCCTGCCGTAAGCCCTGCCCAGCGAGCAGAAACCAAAGCCTTGCTTGACCGGGTACTGGCCAACCTGCCGCCTGAGCGTCGGGCTGAAGTGCAGCGGATCATGGAAGAAAGGGCAGCGCAGGCTGGCCCAAGGATGCGTGCCGAAGTGCCCGAGCCCGAGGGTCCGGTGCCTGTTGATCCGCCTGCTGGTCCTGAGAACAGCGACGACTGGACCCGCCGCTTTGCCAGGGAAGTACAAGGCAACAAGCAGGCACTGGAAAACGGTGAGGTCACGATGGAAGACCTCATGGCCAACAACTTCCAGAAGGTGCAGTCGCCGTCTGGTCGGACCGTCTACACCGCCCAGCGGGAAGACCTGGTCGAAGGCCTGAACGCCATGTCCAAGGTGTTGCCTGACCGCCCAACCGAGTCCGGCATCCCTGTGATGGATGTGGACTCGATCCGCCGCATGAACCAGGACTGGTTCACCAGGCACGGGGAGGACAGCGAGGCAATTATGGCTGGCCTGCAGTCCATCACCCGTGGCTTTGACGACTACCAGCAGGGTGCCCTGAACCGGGCCATGGCCTTGGCTGACAAGAAGCAGGTTGAGGCCGCACAGGAAGCAGCCATGTGGCTGAACAGCGCCAACTTTGAAGGCGTCAACGAGTCAGAGCGCTTGGCCAGGTTGGTCACTGCTGCTGAATCCAGCAGGGCTGTACACCAGGCCGTGATGCGCGTGACTCGCAGGTGGGGTCAGCTGGGCCTGGAAATGCAAATCCCCAGAGACTATGAGATCCCTGCCGACCAGAACGTCAAGGACGCATCTATTCCTCAGACACCTGTCGAGCCTGAGACCGGTGTTGGCCCTGGCCGTATCGACGTCGAAGGAGAGATCAGGGCTGAGCTGGAAGCAGAACAGGTCAAGCCCATCGAAGAAACCCTGACCAACAAGCTGGACCCTGAACTGACTGAGGCCATCAATGGGGGCGAGATCACTCCCAGAGCTGCTGCTGCTGCTGATGCCCTGGCTCAGTCGCTGGTGTCGATTGCAGCTGACAGCAAGGCAAGGACCAAGTTCTGGCGCAACTTTGACGACACTCGCACCTTTACGCCTAATGCCCTGCTGATGCTGCGGACCAGCAATCTGATCAGCAGTGGTGTCACGACTGCCACCAACGTATTCAACGGCATGCTGAACCTGTCTCGCTTGCCGCTACAGCAGGCTGCAGGTGCAGCCCTGAAGGGCGAACTGAAGCGGTCGATGTACTCGCTGATGATGTTCCAGCAGTATTGGCTGAACATGTCCAATGCCCTGCGGGTTGCTGGGCATGCGTTCAAAGCAGGCCAGTCGTTGTTCAATCTGGAGAACAGCTCAGTTGATTACCTGAGCCGTCTTGCCAAGCAGGACCTTCAGGGCGAGCTGATGGAAGGACCTGATGCCATGACTGGCTGGACGGTCAACACCATCAACATGGGCCAGGAAATGGCACAGAAGCCGCTAGGGCAGATGGCCAATCATTTGTGGCGGCTCCTTGGTACCGGCGGCACACGCATGGCGCTGACCATCGAAACCTTCAACCCCCCCCGGGCTGGCTACGCCTATGAGCACGCCCGCCACCTGCCCGGCGGCATGGAGCTGGCAGTTGAGCGCGGCATGGAGGACATGAGTCCTGAAGCGTTCAAGTGGGCACAGCAATACGCCGATGCCCGCACCCAGGAAACGATTAAGGACGTCGTCATCAACGGCAAGAACCTGGCTGACGTCCACATGGACAGCCCCAGGGCACAGTCGTTCATGGATGCGGTGAACTTCACCGACAAGATCTGGGCTGAGCTTGAGCCCCGTACCTACGGAGAAGGTGTTCGCCTTGGCCAGGCACGCGGGCTGGAAGGCGAGGAGCTGCAGAAGTTTGCTCAGCAGTACGTCGAAGAGGGCACCACCTTGAACAAGGTGGCTGAGTTCTTCACGACCACACCGATTGGCCGCCTTGGCTCAATGCCTGGCGAGGCGATGGATACCCTGTCGAATGCCAGGTACATCGGTCCGGTCTTTAAGTTCTTGCAGCCGTTTGTTCGGGTGCCGAACAACATCATCAAGTCGGCCATGCGGAATACACCGGCCGCGGCCTTTGTCGACACCTTCTGGCGGGACATCACCAGCGAGGACCCATTCACAAGGGATCGTGCCCTTGGCGAGATCGCGACCGGCTCCGCTGTCCTTGGCTTAATCACCATGGCATCAGCCATGGGCTATGTCCGCTTCAACGGCGGCGGCCCTCTTGACCCTGCCGCCCGTCAGCGGTGGATAGAGATCGAAGGACGCATGCCGTACTCGTACCAGACCTGGGATGAAGAAGCAGGCAAATGGGCTCGACCTGCGTCCATGCGCGCCATGGAACCATTTGCCACCTTGTTTGGCGCCATTGGCGATTACGCCGACATTGCCAACAGCTTGTCGACTGAAGCCCGTAACCGACTGGGCGGCTCCTTGGTCCTGACTCTGGCCCGCATGTCGACCAGTGGCGTGCTGAGCAAGGGCTATTTCCAAGGCTTTACTGAGATGTACGAGGCTTTCTTCAACCCAAGCAAGGTGCTGACAGGCCCCAATCAACGGGATGCCATGGCCAGGTATTTGTCCCGCTTAGTGGCCAGCACTTTGGTGCCGTACAGCTCAGCCTTGCGTGCCGCTCGCCGGGAGGTGGACCCCGTATCCCGCACCGTCAATCCCAGCGACGTCGGCGGCTTGATGGGCTTCTTCCAGGAGACCCTGGACGAGGTGCGCAATGCAGTGCCCGGCTGGTCAAGCACCCTGCCTGCCCGCCGTGACTACATCAACGGCCAGCCGATCTTGACCACCGGCATCATCGGTGCCGAGCAACTGCCAGCAGAGATGCCATTCCTGCAGGCATTGATGCAGTTCACTCCTATGGCTGCAATACAGGTGGGACGTCAGCCTCGCGGTCTTGTCCATGAGGAAATGGCCAGGCTGCACGGCAAGGGCACCAGCTTCCTTGGTCCTCGCGCTGCTGACTTTGGAACAGAGATGCGCTTGACCCCATCAGAGCTGGAGGACTACATCCTCACCTTTGCCACGGTGAAGGATGAGTTTGGCCGCACCTTTGAGCAGTCAGCGACTGAACTGATCCAGTCAGAGCAGTACCAGTCCTGGCCGATCGAAGGTTCTTCCAGTCGTTTTGTCGGCTTGCGTGCTGCTGCAATTCAAGAAGAGATCCAGCGGTACAAGGAGCTGGCCAAGGAGCAGTACAAGGCCAGCACTCCCAAGGGTCAGCTGATCCTGCTTGAAGAAGCAGAGCTTGAAGCAGACAAAGGTGAAAAGAACTATCTCCGCCGGTACGGTGGAGGTACATCTGCCCAGCCGTCAGGCGCCAAGTCCTGGTCGATCACCCCTCGGTAATCAACGATGCCCTACTCCTACGCCGCCTACACCGGGAATGGGTCGACGACCCAGTTCAACGTCACCTTCCCGTACATCCGAAAGGAGCACGTCAAGGTCTACGTCAACTACGTCGATACGGCGTACACCTGGGTCAATGACAGCACGGTCCAGCTGGCCAGTGCGCCCGGCGCAGGGGTACGGGTTGAAGTCAGGCGCATCACCCCACTAAATGCACCGCTGGTTGACTACACCGATGGGTCGACCCTGGTGGCTGGGGACCTGGATACCAGCAACCTGCAGCATCTGTACAAGCAGCAGGAGCTGGATGATGACAACAAGCAAGCTGTTTACATCGACCCTGCCACTGGCCTGGTCACTGCCAATGGACAGCGGATCACCAGTGTTGCTGATCCGACCAATGCACAGGATGCAGCCACCAAGAACTATGTAGACACCACCACGGTTGCGTCTGCTGGCGACACCATGACCGGTGCCCTGAATATGGGCACCAACAAGATCACTGACCTTGGTACTCCGACCAGTGCGGCGGATGCAACGACCAAGCAGTACGTCGACAGCACCACCTGGAACGTCACCACAGAAACCATCCAGTCCACTGAAGTGTGGGTGGACAGTGATGACTATGTCGCCACCACTGGGGCAATTGACGATCGGATTGACGCCAAGATCGACACTGCCCTGACGACCGACATTGCCACCGATGGCACTGGCATCACGGTCACTGACGACGGGGACGGCACCATCACCCTTGGCTTGGCTGCCAATTCGGTTGACTTCGACCGGATCAAGGACGAGGACATCATCACTCAGCCCGAACAGGACGCTGCATCTGTCTCTCCGACAGACGGCAATCTGTTCACCTCCCTGGCTGCAGCGCGCCGGTTCGACACCATCGTGCAAACCACCACGCCCTCTGGCTCTCAGTGGCAGGTGGGCAAGACCTGGCTGCAGAACGACCAGGACAAGACCCTGTCTGTTTGGGACGGCGCTGCGTGGGTGGGCATCAGCTCTGGCGGTACCTTCACCAGCCAAACCACTGTCGTCTATGTCGATGCGGTCAACGGTGATGACGTCAATGACGGTCACCGGATCAGCCGACCCAAGGCCACCATCAAGGCGGCGATCAACCAGATCAACTCTGAGATCACCACCAGCATCGCCAACGGTGGTTCTGGCTACGTCGAAGGCGTTTACACCGGCGTTGCACTGACAGGTGGCAGCGGCTCTGGCCTGCTGGCAAACATCACCGTCAATGCCAGCGGCGTCGTTACTGCCGTCACCATTGCCAACCCGTCCACCCTGGTCGACAGCTATGCCATTGGCGATTCCCTGTCTGCCAACAATGCAGGCCTGGGCGGCTCTGGCTCTGGCCTGCTGATTTCAGTTGGTGGCACAGGCGATGGCCAGGTTGTGATCGTCGCCCCTGGCGTGTACCAGGAGGTAGCTCCTATCCAGATCAAGCGGCGGGACGTCTCCGTCATCGGCCAAGCCATCCGCAGCTGCATCGTTCACCCGACTGCAGCAACAGAAACCAACACCCTGTTCCAGGTCAACAGTGGCTCGTACCTGGCCGGCCTGACCTTTACTGGCGTCAAGGCCAGCGGGTCTCGTGGTGCTGCAGGCTCCATTGACCCTGATGCTGTCTACGGCTTGCCTCCCACCCAGGGCTGGAACGTGGCGTTCTACCCCGGTTGCCGAGTCATCAAGTCGCCGTACATCCAAAACTGCACCAACTTCTCGGATTCCGAGATTGATAACAGCAACCTGAACCCACACAACCCAGCGGGTGGCGCAGGTGGCGACACGGATTCTGCTCCTACCGGTGGCGGCCTGTTGGTCGACGGTTCAGTCCCTGCTGCCAGCAGCCCCCTGCGGTCGATGGTGTGCGATAGCTACACCCATGTCGGCCTGGATGGTCCGGGCATCCTGGTCACGAACAACGGCTATGCCCAGTGCACCAGCTCTTATTCGTTCTTCAACCACTACCACATCAAATGCTTGAAGGGTGGCCAGGCCAACCTGGCTGCATCGACCACCGACTTTGGCCGGTACTCCCTGATTGCTGATGGCCGGTCGACCAATGCCATCTTCACGTCAACAACCACAGCCCTGGCCGATGACGGGGATGTCACCTTCACGATCGACACCCCAACACCTGGCAGTCCTTGGCATGGTTCTGCCACCCGCCCCCAGAGCAACATGCTGGTGGACATTGGCGGCAACACCTATCCCATCCTGTCGGCCGTAGCCAATGGCACTGGCTGGGATGTGACCATCAGCCGGCCAGACCCTGGCGACAAGTCCACCAACCTGGGCCTTGATGGCTCGGTTGCTTCCGGGTCAACAGTTGAGTTCTATCTCCGGTCGATGATCGCCTCCAGCGGTCACACCATGGAGTACGTCGGGTCGGGTACTAACTACAGCGCCCTGCCCGAGAACGGTGGCGTCCCGGTTGAAAACAACCAAGTCATTGAGATCAACGGCGGCAAGGTCTGGGCTGCCATCACCGACCACAACGGCAAGTTCAAGCTGGGCGACACCCTGACCGTTGATCAACAGATCGGCTTTGTCACCATCCCATCTGGCTCGATTGCCTTTGACCTGGCATCGGATCCTTCGCCTCAGCTGTCGGCTGCCCTGGATGCAGCCAGCCACAAGATCAATAACGTCACTGATCCGACTGCTTCCCAGGACGCTGCCACCAAGAACTATGTGGACAACGCCCTTAGCGGACTGAGCCAGAACTCCATCAGCCAGAGCAATTCCAACGTCACCGTCACTGACGATGGCGTGGCAGCCGGGGAAGTACGGGTCACGGTCGATGGCAGTACGGCCATCTTCTATGCCGCCAATGGCACCAACGCCTACTTCCCGACCTTCCACCAAAACACCCTCGGCCTGTCCAATCAAAACGATTTGCGGTTCTTTGAACTGGCGGCCAATGGCAACAATTATCTGGCCTTCCAGCCTCCTGCCAGCATTGCAAGCAACGTCACCTGGACTCTGCCTGCTGCTGATGGTTCGTCCAATGAAGTGCTTGCCACGGATGGCAGCGGCAATCTGAGCTGGAGAAGCATCAGCGGGTCGTCCATTGCCACCGGCAACAGTGCGGTCGAGGTCATCGACACCGGCACTGGTTATGTCAGCATCACTGCCGACGGCAACGAAATTGCGCGGTTTGATTCGGCCAATGGCATCGATGCTCTCAAGGAGTTCTTTACCTCAAACAACATCCGCATCATTGCCAACCCGACCAGCGGGTTAGGTGAGCTGCGCTTTGCTGAGCAATCAACCAACGGAACCAACTACGTCTCGTTCAAGCCGCCGGCAACCATTGCCGCCAACGTCACATGGACCCTGCCTGCTACTGACGCCACGGTCGCAGGCCATGCCCTGAAGTCCGACGCTGCTGGCAACCTGAGCTGGGGCACGGCAGGTGGCGCGTCAGGGGCTGGCGGGGACGACGTCTTCTATGAGAATGGACAGACCGTAACCACCTCTTACACTTTGACTGCTGGCAAGAACGCCATGAGCGCTGGTCCTATCACTATCAACAGCGGAGCCACGGTCACAGTGGGCTCCGGTCAGTCGTGGGTGATCGTGTGATGACCTACCAAGACTCGGACACTACCACTGCTCAGGAGGTGTAAGCCATGGCGATCAACATTAACGGTTCAACAGGCATCAGCGGCGTTGACGGCTCG